TTTCTTTATTACTTCTTTGGGTATATGATTCAGTTATTTTTGATAATACCGCAACTTTAACTTTTCCAAATGTGTTATTCATTGTTATTATTGTTTAAAATGTCCCTTAATTTATCTTCTATTTCATAAATATTCTTTTGAGCCTTTTCAACATTAAATAAATCCTCAAAATTTGTATTTTCACCCAACATACCTAAAATTTTTCTTTTTTTAGATTCGCTTAACGGCGTTTCACCACCCCCCGGTAGTGGTGCAGGTGCCGCTGGAGCCGCCATTTCAACTCCCCCTCCGGGTAATCCACCACCAGCTTCACCACCCGCTTGTGCCATAGCACCTTGAGCCTCTAACTTTTTCCTTTCTTCCTCTGGAATGCCATACTTTTTATCCACGTCATCAAATACCCCTGAACGCCTAATAATATTTGCGGTTCCCTGTAATTCAATACCCATTGCTCTTTCTAATCTTTGTTGTTGTAAATCTAAAATTATTTCAGAATCACTCATACCAAGAATATTCTTCTTTGCCCAAGTATGTGAAACAGGTAAAATACCAATTTGTGATTGGTCAGATGTTGCATCTTTATATAAAACCATTTTTTCTTTCCATTGTTCAATACGTAACAAATCTGATTGAGCTGATGGGTTAGTTAAGGATAAAGAAAAATTATTTAACTCATCTTCTAAACCTAAAAGATATAAATGAATTAATGCTATTTTATTTAATTCTTGAATTAAAGATTTTTGTATTCTATTAATTGTCCTCGCAAATCTTATATCCATTAATGCCAATGATTTACCCTCACCAACCACTTCCTCAAAACCTAAAAATGCCTTAGGAATTCTTAATGCTGCTAATAATTTCTTTTGTATGTATTCAATATCCTGAATCTCACCAAGATTTTGTGCTCCGGGTAATGTTTCAATTGGACTAGCCTGTGCGGGGTCACGTACTGGTATGAAGTAATCTTGGTCAACAGACATTTGATTATATCTCATATCTACCTGACCATTTCTAGGGTCTGCTATTGGGTCTCTTTTAAATTTATTGGCAACACGTTGTACATACGCTTCAATATCTTTATCATCCATATTACCAACGAATACTTTAAACACTCTTCTTTCTGGTGCTCTAGATGTTCTATAAATTAACATTGCATCTTCAGCAAGTAAAAGTTGTTTCCATATTCTTCTTATTTTGTCAAGCATAGAAGTACCATATGGGAGTTTTCTATCATCACCTAAAAGTCTGAAATGACCAATCTCCCATGCTTGAAATTCCATATCTTTATTTTTCCAAGCAAATCTTAATTCTCTTGATGGGATTTTTACTTCTTTAGTAATTTGAGATTTTGAAGTTGCCCCCTCAATTCTTTCTATTTCAACATTTGGTAATTGCTGACAACCAACAATACCTTCTTCTTGATTTATTTTTAAATAAACAAAATTATCCCCGTATTTACATAAACCTCTTGTCCAGCTTTGTAAATTAGTATTGATATCAAGTCTGTTATAAAATAAATCTTCTAATACTTTTTTTACTCTATCAGATTCTGAATAAATTGTTAGAATTTCACCCTTTTCTGACATGGTTGTAGATTCTTCTGCATAAATGTCTAATGCTGCGGAAATTTCTGGTGTAAATTCCATTGACTCATAATCATAATAAGCCGACAAACGATTTGGTTCATAATAAACTGATTGATTATATAATGATTGGTCTAATTTAGACCATTTATCGGCTATGTATTGTGATTGTTGAGCTTGTAAAAGACTTTTTTCAAATTCTTGTTTTGATTGTGTTTTTAATAACTCATCTTTTGAAAACCTAAATGATGGTTTTTCTTGAGGTCTTGATTGACCCGGATAACCAAACATTCTGGTTAACTTTTGAAATACTGTTAAATTGTTCTTTTCGGCCATGTCTATAAATACTTTTTTATATAATATAAACCTAATTATTGATAATACAAATCTTATTTTCTTCTAGCAAATAACCATTTGTATTCATTATAGGCGTCTTTAGAAGATTTCATTGGGTTATTTTGATGATATAAATCCCCACTAAATTGAATTGAACCTAATGGGTCCATTGTTTGTCCATATGAATAAAAACTTTTACTTGTATCGTAACTTCTCTCCGAAAGTGTCCATGACTCCAACATTGCTTTATTTGCTGTTTCATTTCTTTTTAATTGATTAAAGCAAATATCAGCAGCATAAAGCGCCATAGATAGACTCATGATTGAGTCATCATGTGTTCCTTTCATATGGTCAGGTCGTCCGTTAATGTATACGAATGTATTTAATTCATTCATAAGTCTAGTTGACCTTATAGCAAATCCCTTTCTAACTTGTTCTTCAAAAGCAGCTACTATTTGTGTTCTTTTGTTGTTAAAGTTTATACCCGGGATTTTTTCCATCGCTTTTTTATTATACTCCCAAATATTTTGTGTATTGATACCATCAATAAATAAATTTTTATAATTCATTTCTTGTAGTTTTCTTGATGTTGCAATACCCATTCCACCTGTTATATCAATAACAATAAACGCATCATATAATATTCCCCACTTATAACATATTGCAGCTAAATCATCTGGTGGTATTTTTCCAATGTATTCCACAACTTGTTCTCTTTCATCAAAATCAACAATATTGATTGATGAGAAATCCTCACTATCACCTCTACTAACATCAACGCCCATAATATATCTATGTCCTTGAATTGGTTCTTTCCATTGCCAAAAAGTACCATTCATATATTTTTCTTTTGGTACTCTTATAAGATTTTTCATTATATTATCTTGGACATCGCTTGGGATAACACCATCACCAGAACCTAAGAAATCACACTCCAATTCCTGTGCAATTTTTCTTTTATCGTATTTAAATTTTTTAGACATTGATTCAAACCACGATGAAAATGGTTTGTATCCTTTTTCCAAATATTCTTGATATTTTGTTTTATCGAAATCAGTTAAAACAATCTCATCATCGTTGTATAATTCTCTATTAAGCATGTAATGAACAATATCATCACACATTATCCATATCAAATCTTTAGTATATCGTGGGTCTTTAAACCATCTTAAATCTGTTATATGAAAATCATTCACACGCCTCAATGCTTGGTCATATACACCATAATAAATTGGGTCATATCCATTAGGCGTAGATATTAATATAATTTTACCACCAGTTGACAATGACGCCATAGATGCTGCCCAGAAATCATCACCAGCTTCAATATATGCTGCTTCGTCAAATACTAATATTGTTGGTGTATATCCACGTAAAGCATCTGCAGAGGTTGCAACCGCCTTTACTTCACAACCATTATTTAATCTAAATCTACTTTCTGAGTTTTTATCTGGGTGAAAACCCACATTAATCCATTCTGGCCATTGGTCAAGAAACGCCCTTATTTTGTTGGCCATTTCAATCGCAGTATCTCTTTTGTTTGCTATTATCAAGACTCTCTCAGGATTCTCTGCTTTAGCAAATTGTAATTTTTTGGATATCCACGCAGCTGTTACCGTAGTAACACCAGCCTGTCTATATTTTCTGGTTATATTTTCATTGTATTTCTCAAAGTCTTCTATTAATTGAATTTGGTCTGGAAATAATTCTAATGGAACAAATTTCTTTTGGGTATTATCGTATGTCTGTAAATAAGTTCTTAATGCGTATGGGGTATCTTTTATAATACGTGCATATTCCTTAAGCTGTTCTATTTTTGTATTCATATAATATATAAATATAAAAGGGTGGTTAAACCACCCTTATTTTATGTATCTTTTGGTTTATCTATTCCTAAATCACCTAGAAAACCATATAAATCGTCTTCATCGATATCATTAGAAACATCAGTTATTTCATCTCTAAAATCATACCTATCTTCTGAATGAAAAGTATCTTTAATCCATATATCATCTATGCGTTCAATAAATTCTGACATCATTTTTTTTCCTTTATCTGAACCGCTTAGTATCTCTTTCATAAAAGATAAAAAATTATTATTTGGTAATGAAAATAACTCCATAAAAATAAATGGGAGTATTTTTCTTTTTTCATCATCAATTAAAACATCATCGGGTAATTGTTTTATTATTCTGTCCCATATTGGTGGACCTAAACGCCAATCCCATATTTCTTTTTCAACAGTATCTTCCGATTCCTCAACTTCACTATAATCAATTGACTCGTTATTAATAATTCTTCCATGTAATGAAATTAAATCTAACCCACCTTTTATTAATTCATGAATTAAAACTGGAAAGTTCATCCCTCTAGCATATATAATACTTTTACCACTTTCGTCTTCTGGAGCTGTTGCTTGTGATTTTCCTGTAATTTGATATTTCAACATTTCTTCATTCTGCTCAGTCATTTGCCAAGTGAATAAATCATTTATTGACATTAATACACCATATAATTTTATTATTTTTTTAGATTGAGTTATTTTTATTACATCCTCATCAACTAAATGAAACATATAATGTCCACGTTTTGATGCCCCCTGAATTATGGCGTTAATTAATCTACGTTTAGCCTTTTCTAATTTAACTGTATTAAAATCTTTACCTACCTCATCATTATTTTTATTATCCTTATCATACTCAAAATCATCAGTATCTAAAGGCTCCATTCCAATAATTTTGGCATCAAATATTACATCATCCTCAGATATATTTAAATAATCTTTAACTAAATCGATTGCTAATCTTTCTAATTCATGTCTATGATTTTTCTCAAGATTTAAAATTTCTTGATGAGCATTCATCATCATACTAATTAAAGGCATCATACCTGACATACCATCAACATTTGGTGTTATATCAGTATAGTTCTTTAAATTATTTAATACTTGTTTGTACCTTTCAGACCCAAGAACCTCTTGAAAATTTGTGTCTGGGTCTTTGTGTTTTGGAAACGGTACTTTTTTTAAAGGAGTATCTTGTGATTCTAATTTTTGAATAATATGGGGAGACGGTCTGTTCCGGCTCCCCTTTTCGAATTCCATCGCCATTTTTGTAAGGTTTATCTTACAATATTAAGCAATATTTTTTATATAATAAAATTATTTTTTCTATCTACTTTTTATTTTACTTACTGCATCATAAAACATACTTAAAAATA